TTAACTGCAGATGATTCAATCCAAACACCATCTCCTGGGACAGCAAAGGCTACCCGATCTGTTGAACCAAGGAAGGCAGTTGAATCAGCAGTAACAGTCTCACCAGCAGCACACACATCCCAAGCATAAGCAAAGACTAGGCTATTAGGAATTACTGGTTGGGATAAATCAATACGAACTAAACCTGACTCAGTATCCTGCTTAGTAGATACATAAGCAAACTTATCTTTAAAGGTTACATCTTTACATTCAGCTTCAAATAGTAATGGACCATAAGAGATATCTCCCTCATTGCCTATAACTCCAACTCGTACACCTTTGTTAGTGCATAGCACTGCATAGGTACCAAGGTAGGTATCAAAGGTATTAATGATCTCACCCTCTGGTAGATCAATAACTACCGAAGGAACGCTAAGCTCTGGGAAACCAAGAGAGTTAGCATTAGTTAGATCTAAAGTAATCTTATAGATAGATGAGTTTTTACGACTGTAACCGCCTATATAAATAGCACTAGGACCCTCTGCAATAGTGGTCCAAGTCCAGTCTGTCTGTGGATGAACATAGTGAGCTGTAGGTAGGGCAGCATCTGCTACAGCAGTAGCATCTAACTCGTAGATACTATTATTTATTGCTGCAATTAAACGTTGTTTAACATACTTGATTCTGGCATTGGTAGTGGCAGGTGCATCATAAGCAAGAACACTTGAACCAGAGGTGATCGCTCCTTGATGAACCTTAGTTCCATTAACAAAAAAGTATCTAGTACCATCAGTGGTTAGATCAAGGATAGTAGATGGAGTTCCTGCTTGAGAATAGGTAGATGAGGTAGGAGTATCAGTGCTCATTGTAATCTTCTTTAATGCACTACCATCTGTTGTAACTAGGCAGTCATTAGTGCCATCATTGGCACCTACAATTACGGTGCTACTAGCAGTAGTTAAAATTCTTACAGTGCTATTAAGTAGGGTAGCCTGTCCCTTAGTAAATACATCTACGCCTTTAGATTCTGCAAACTGGAAACGAAGTGACTCATCCTGAGCAGGTTCAAAGTATTTAATACCTGCGCCAAGGTGGAATGTTGATTGAGATCTAAACCACCAACCAGTAAGTGATTGCTCACCAGCTTCTCTGGTCTGGTCATACTGCTCTTTACGATACCTTGCAGTTACTCTGCGGTATGGTGTGTCATCGGAGGCCGCAATAAAGAAAGGCAGACCGGCAATAGCCATATCATAATTAACACCGGTAGCTGAATAGTTTGTAGCACCAGCAGGGTTGGATAATACGTAGGGTATACCTTCGGTAATATCATCGCCGTATGCCATTGATCTCCTTAAATAGAAAACCCCGCCGAAGCGGGGTAGTTAATAATTGTTATTACTTAGTTAGTGCTGCTATTTCTTCAGCAGACAAACCAAGGGCTGCTAACTTTGCTTCACCTGATGTTTTGGCGGCAGCCTTAGCTGCTTTCTCTGCTTCTTTTGCAGCTTCTTGTGCTACATATTCGGCAGTCATAGCCTCACGCTCTGCAATCTCCTCTGCGGTTAATTCAACCTCAGTAGTAATTCCAGTAGAGCAATCTACTATTAGTTTAGTTGTCATTGTTTTTCCTTTCGTTAGTTATTATGCCTTAGATATTCCATATAGATAAGCGGTAGTGTATTGAGCAAAAGTTACTGTACCTGACAAAGCGCTTATAGAAATTGAAGTTATAGCGGCAGTATTTGACCATAACCTAGCAAGTAAATTAAGATAAACCGCAGTAGAGTTACTTTCCATTACATTATCTACCGAAAATGATTTATATGCACTTCCTGCATAATTTGGTATGTATATTTCTGTACTTGCAAAAGTATTAGCAGGGTCACCTGAACTTGCTACAAGCCCAATCCAAGAATCAGAAGCACTACTACTGCTGGTTGTACCGTTACTAATTCCTTGAAGAACTAAACGGGTATATCCTGTTGATATTGAATTAAAATTAATTTTTAAATCTCCAGTTGCATTTGATGATCTTGCAGATAATTTAAGAACTAAATCAGTATAAGTAGCAGGTATGCTAGTAAAATCAATAGTACTAGGGCCACCACTACCAACCGTAACGCTAGAAATTAAAGTATATGTAGCCATTATGCCGCCTTAATTCCGTAGAGTGTTGCAGTTCCCCCTGCAATTTGGGAGTTACCACCTGGGAAAAAATAAACTATTTCGTTTATTGCAGAAGTACTTCTCCACAAACCAACATATGCTGTTGCTTCGCCAGAACTTGTTCCAACGCTTGATTTTCTAAAAAGAAATGTTTTATATGTAGAGGTATTTGCATAATTCATAATGTGACAAATAAGTGAACCAGGAATATCGTTAGTAAAAAATAAATCTGCTTCCTGAATCTGAGCCTGATTAGAAGTTCTAAATGAATCTGCTGCGGTGCCAGTTCCCCTAACGACTGTGCTTGAATATAAAGAGCTAGAATCATCATTCGCTCTAACCCATACTCCAGTTGCAGTATTAGAAGAATTCTTAAATGCGGAAAATATTAAAACCAAATCAGTATATGTTTGAGGGATGCTGCTAAATTTGAAAAATGTTATTCCGCTACTTAAAGTAGTTGTAGCTATTTTTTGATAAGTACTTGGCATTAGTTAAACTCCTTTAATTCCGTATAGGGCGAATTGTGTGTACTGAACCCAGTTAGTGCCTAAATTTGGAATCAAAGTTATGCTTGTTACCGCAGAAGTTGATTGCCATAATCCAGACCAAATTCCGACAAAACCTTCGCCATTTAAATCATCACCATCAAGTGAGCGAGTAGTTTTATATTTATTAGTATTGGCATAATCCAATATATCTATAACTTGCGCTCCAAAAATATCATTTATAGCGGCATCTACTGCTGAGGTTCTACCTAATCTCATAAAACTTGCAGTTGTTCCTCCGCCTGCTGTTGCTGATGCCCCATTTCCATACAATTCGTGCCAAGCGTAATTACTTCCAGTATCAGAATTGAATCTAACATTAAAAGTATCTCCAAAACGATTTGCTCTATCAGTTTTGCTTATTCCTCTAATTTGTAAGTGCGTATAAGTACTAGGTATTGAGGTAAATGAAACGCTTGCACTTCCACCTGAGCCAACAGTTACAGTAGCAATAGATTCGTAAGAGGTAGGAACTCTAAAATTTGCCGAAGCAATAATTCCAAGTATTGGCATTAGCTCAAGTCACCCACAATCAAAAACGTATTAGATGCAGTACATATTACTGTTGCTGCTGAATACCTTGCTCTTAAAATTGGAGCTGTTGCAGTTGCACCAGTTGAGGTAATAGTAACACCAGCACCTTGAGCAAAGGATGTTAGACCCACCCCAATAGATGCTACGTTAATTTGTTGTCCCGCAGTAAAGACTGAAGGAGGAACTGTTACTGTTACAGCAGAGGCATTAGATGTGGTAACTAATTTATTCTCAGCATCTGCTGCTACTAAAGTATATGTGGTACCAGTCTGAGCATTAAATGCTAGAGCAGCACTAGCTGATACGGTACCGCCTGTAATCTCTACTGACATTAGTTGCCTTCCGATCCGAACGCACTAAATGATGACGTTCCAGTAGTTGAGTAAACGGTAATAACATCTGTGTTAGCCAAGGTAATTCCACCGGTAAAGGTAAAGATTGCACCAGGTGGAACTTGAACTCCATAAACTAAGTAATGTAGATTAGCAAGAGTTGCTCCTGCTGGCCTTACTGCAATACGAATAGTATCTGCTGCTCCGCCTGTATTTGATACATTAAGAGTAGATACAATTACAGCATTAGTTGCTGTATACAGCGTAGTTGCTGTAGTAGCACTAGGTGCTGACTGGGCTAGTACTTTATAGGTTGCCATTAGGATAGATCCCCAATCACTGTGAAGGTATTACTTGCTGTACAAATGATTGTGCAAGCTGAGAACTGTGCTCGTAAGATAGGTGCAGCAGACGTAGCACCGGTAGATGTAATAGTTACACCAGCACCTGCTACAAAACTAGTTAAACCAGCACCTATTGATTGAACGTTTACCATCTCACCTGCTGCAAATATTGAAGGAGGAATAGTTATAACCACCGCACTAGCATTTGATGAGGTAACTAATTTACCTGAATCAGCAGCGACTAAAGTATAGGTAGTTCCTGTTTGAGCATTAAGTGCAATATTTATTTTTGCACTGTTAATAACAGGACTAGTTAAAGTCTTATTAGTTAAAGTATCTGTGGTTGCTTTACCTACTAAGGTATCATTAGATACAGCAGGAAGTGTTAAGGTATTAGTACCAGCAACTGCTGTTGCTTGAACTGTAGTTATACCAGATGTACCACCAGAGAATCCTAAATTAGGTACTGGTGAAATACCAGTTGCAAAAGCTGTTAAGTCATCAGAGGTTAGAACGTGCTTTACTGTTGCACCTGTTGAGTGTGCTACATTGCTAGTACCTGCTCTATTTCTAACTATTGTAAAAGTATCTCCTGATGGACCTGCTGTAATAAAAACTATCTCTTCATTAATAGTATCTGGATCTATTGCCACAGTGAACTGACTATTTGCTACTATGGTAACCCCACCAAGTAAGGTGGTTGCAGTACCAGTTGCTACTGTCATTGATGTAGTCGTACTATTGATGGTAGATGCTAGTGTTGTTTGAACACTGATGGAACTAAATAAACGAGTTGCCATTAACCTTCCTTAACGTAAGTAGTGTATGCGAATTGGATACTTGTCTTTCAACTTCAACGCCTCTTCGTTTAATCTCTGTTGGTACAGAGCGAAGATGTAACGAGAAGCCGAAACACCAGCAGTGGATGGAGTCTTGCTATCGGCATTATCAGCCTCAGCAGATGTAAGATTGATACGACCTGAATCTAGGAACGATAGTAATTTATAGGAAGCACCAAGAGTTACTACATCCTGAGATGATTGTGGCAAACCAGTAACATCAGCAAAGTCATCTGAATTACTATCTAATGTATTAGCTGTTGTTGTGTAGTAAACTTGAACTGTTCTACCAGGTTGAACATTGTCATAAATATTTAAAGTAGCATTAGTATTAAAGGTTGCACTGTTAGCAAAGTTATCTAAGCGCCATCTTCTTAATGGTAACCATTCTTGGCTTGATCCAGTAGTCTGCCAAGACACATACAAGACATCCTCAACATCATCTGGTAGGGCATAAGTTGTTACTGATGCGTTAAAGGTAAAAGTATATGAGGCTACAGCCCAGAGATTAGGATACAAAGAATTGATAGTATCGTTAATAGCCTTCTTAATTGCAGTTCTTGGAAAGGTAGGAGCCAAGGTAACCTGAGCATATTGTGAGTGTGGTGCTGGTACTGTTCCTTGATAACCTCTACCAAATCCTGGTATTACATTAAGTGTATTAGTTGCCTTATCAAAGGAGTCAATAAAGATAAGTTCATCATCAACTTCAATAATACCTTTAGCAAGGTTTGAGGCAGAGCCGAGAGTAATAGATGAGCTAGTGGTAGTTAAACCAGCACTATTATCTACATAACTGATACGGTCTTGGCGCAAGGTGTAGCCTTGCAGGTTGGATTTAACTTCATCAACCATTTCACCCAGTGTGCTCATTTGCCTTCTCTCTGTAGTATTTCAAATTATTCTTTAATCTTTCATCATCGGGGCTAAAGGCTAATGCTTTCTCACCGTGTTCTATTGCAGTTTTAAACTCACCTAATTGCCAAGCTGCTATCGCAACTAGATCATCTGCCATATGTCCCCAAGCCCAACCTTCAGACATAAAATCTGTTTGCTTCTCAGTTATACCTAGCGCTCTTGTTGCAGTTCTAAAACATTCAGGCCATTGCATCTGTTGGTAGTAATGATTAGCCAGTGCTAATACTGATTCTCTACTAATACACTCTGCTATTGATTGCTCTAAATGTTTCTCAGCATTATCAGGATCACACTTTGCCATCATTCGCAGTGCATAAGATCTCTCTGCCTTGAACTCAGATTGTTCTAAATATCTTTTTAAAGTTTGTAATGAGTCGTAGTATCTTTGTTTGTAGTAATACTCTCTACCAAGATAGTAAAGACTACGAGAACATTTTGGATCTTCATCTACTGCCATCTCAAGCATATCTAGATATTGCTCTCTAGATTTTTCTTTATCTTGGAAGTGATGTATTGTTAAATCTATCTTTGCTCTAACCTCAGGAATTTTATAAGGAGATACTGCCTCGTGTATTGGAAACTTCCATCTATATCCTCTACGGGCGTGGATCTTAATACCATCAAAGTTTAAATCTGGTTTACCATTTTCATCCCAACCATAAACATAATTATATATTGGTCTAGTAACACCAGCCTCTAGAGCTTTAGGTAAATCTTTCTTCCAACCTTTTACTAGCACCTCATCCATATCTAGTGCTATGCAGTAATCAATATATCCTGGTATTGCAGCAAGGGATGCGTTACGAGCATCATCAAATCTCCAAGGATCTACTTTAATTTTTATAACATTAATACCTAAAGACTCAGCAATCTCTACTGTCTTATCTGTTGAACCAGTATCTGCTATTAGTAAGTAGTCTGCATCCTTAGCTGACTCATACCATCTCTTAACGTGCTTCTCTTCATTAAGGGCAATCGTATATACGGCAATTCTCATATGGTGAGATTCTACTACATTCCGCCAAGCATAAGGACATCAGATAGACCTGCACCCGATGGGCCTGTCGCTCCTGTTGCACCTGTTGCTCCTGTTGATCCAGTTGCACCCGTAGATCCAGTTGGACCGGTAGGTCCAGTAGGACCAGTAGCACCTAGATCACCTGTTTGATAAAAGTCAAAGGTTATCTTCTCAGTATTTGAGAAGGCCGCACCGTCTACATAAGTACCATTAATCTCATAGTAGCTAGCGTGAGTAGTTACTGAGGTTACTAGGAATGAGAAGAAACTAGCATCACCATTTGCATTACTACGTATAGCAATACGAGCTTTATTAGTTGATGTGGAGTCATCAATTAAATCAAGAATATCAGACACACCTAATGAATCAGATGTTGTTGTTGAAAGTATAATCTTAGTTACTGATGAAAGAGTTGCACTATTAAATTTTAAAGTACCACTACCAGGATTACCTGAGCTTGTGGATGTGGAGAACTCGTAAAGAAGTCCTGGTCTATCTCCCTGAGCACCTGTTGCTCCAGTCGGGCCTGTAGGACCTGTATCACCAGTCGCACCAGTCGCACCAGTAGCGCCTGTTGGTCCCGTAGGCCCTGTTGCCCCTGTAGGACCGGTGGGTCCCGTGGCACCTGTGGCTCCTGTTACCCCTGTATCTCCTGTCGCACCTGTTGCTCCAGTAGCGCCTGTTGGCCCAGTTGCACCGGTTGCACCCGTTGCTCCGGTTGCTCCGGTTGGTCCGGTATCTCCAGTTAAACCTGTGGCACCAGTATCTCCTGTTGCACCTGTAGGTCCAGTAGGACCAGTAGATCCTGTTGGACCAGTTGGACCTGTTGGTCCAGGAACTGTTGAATCAGCACCAGTTGGACCAGTCGGTCCTGTTGGTCCTGTACTTCCAGTAGGACCAGTAGGTCCTGTATCTCCTGTTAACCCAGTAGCTCCCGTAGCACCCGTAGCCCCAGTGGGACCTGTCGGTCCTGTATCACCAGTTGCCCCCGTTGCTCCCGTTGCACCAGTAGGGCCTGTAGCGCCTGTAGCGCCTGTGTCCCCTGTCGGGCCTGTATCTCCTGTGGGTCCAGTGCTTCCTGTGGCTCCTGTGGCCCCTGTAGGCCCTGTAGGGCCTGTATTACCAGTGGCTCCTGTATTACCTGTTGCACCTGTTGCTCCGGTATCGCCCGTAGGACCTGTGTTACCGGTTGCACCGGTTGGACCGGTTGGACCCGTAGGCCCAGTATTGCCCGTTGCGCCAGTATCACCCGTGGAACCTGTTGGTCCCGTAGCACCCGTTGGGCCAGTACTACCTGTATCCCCCGTAGGGCCAGTAGCACCGGTAGGACCGGTAGCACCAGTAGCACCAGTAGGACCCGTAGCACCTGTTGGACCTGTTGCACCTGTTACTCCTGTCGCTCCCGTTGGGCCTGTGGCACCTGTGGCACCAGTTGATCCTGTAGGACCAGTGGCTCCTGTTGGACCGGTAGGTCCGGTGGCACCAGGGATACCTTGTGGTCCTTGGTCATTTGAAACTGCGATGCCAACTTGTGGCGTAATATTTTCTACAACAATTACGGTCTCTGACATCAGGTGGTTACAGCTCCCGTCACAATAAATTTACCTTCTAAAATTCTAGTTACTTCTGATCCTGAATCTAATACTAGATCGTATACATAGCGAGATGCACCGATAGCGCCAGTAGTAGCGGCATCAATTAATACGCTTACTCTGCCTGATATACCACCCAAAGTTATTCTGCCATTAGCAGTACTTGCTACAACAGTTGTAGTGGTAGCACCAACAAATGGGCGCACTGTCATAGTCGCACTGTAATTAGTTAGATTCCAAGGTGTGGAATCATTCTTAATTACAAAGTCAAAGTTAAATGTGGTTGCTTGGTCACAGACCAAATTATATTTAGAACTCAAGTTGAGATCGCTCTCAACGCTTGAGCAGCAGGTAATCCAGTAGTAGATGCTAAAGAATTACAGACACCGTTAAAGTCAAGGAATTTATTAGAATCAGTACGGCTATCAATAGCGTTTAATACACCTACAGTATCTGTAAGGTTAGTAGTTACTGATCTTTGCACAGCCCATTGGCGAGCAGCTAGTGCTTCACCAACCATTGCTGAAGATGCTCGGTAGGTGCCACCATTTGCTAGGCGATTTAATTCTGCTAATAATGTTGTGCCTGATACTCCTGTTGCCACCTGCTACCTCACTTCTTTTTCTTTTTAGCTACTGCCGCATTGTCTACTAGATTTGGATAAGGCCGACCAGCAGCCTTTGCTCTTGCCTTAGCAGCGCTCTTTTGTGCTGGTGTTAATTTCTTAGAAGTTTTCTTAGGGTTCTTCTTATCCCAAAATGCTACTTTCTTTTTCATCTACAACTACAATCCCAAGCCCGTAAGGACTTGTTTATTCTAGAGTTAGGATCTCTTGCTGTCTTAGCAGAGGTTAATTTAGATTTCATTCCACACATACGGCCACAGAAAGACTTACGTCTTCCAGCAGATTTGGGTGATCTCTTAGCCTCAGCCTTTTTTACTGGAGGTTTAAGGTTCATACCTTGTGCTTTAGCAGATGCTCTGCCAGCAGCATTTAATCCACCTTTAGGATTCTTACCTGCTTTTCTTTGCCACGCTGGACTCTTTGCCATACTCTCCATACTTTCCTAGTACTGATCTAATAGATCCATTCTTAGACATACGGACTACACATCCATCTTTAATTTGAA